GAGCCCTACATGAAGCGTTACATGGGCGATCGCGACTCCCATAGCCTCGATCTCCGCCAGCAGGTCCTTTGTGAAGTGGAGTCCCGCCGTGGGGGCTGCTGCCGATCCTTCATGCTTTGCGTAAACGGTCTGATAGCGGGTCTGGTCCTTAAGCTGGTGAGTGATATACGGCGGAAGCGGCATCTGGCCCAGCCTGTCGAGAATCTCCTCGAAAATCCCCTCATAGGAAAACTGTATCAGCCGGTTTCCTTCCTCTACAATATCCACCACCGTACCCGTCAGCAGCCCGTCGCCAAATGTAATCACCGTGCCGATCTTCGCCTTTTTTCCAGGCTTCACCAGCGTCTCCCAGATGTCATTCTCCCGTCTTTTTAAGAGCAGGATCTCGATCTTCGCCTCGGTTCCTTCCTTCACGCCGAACAGTCTGGCCGGGATGACTTTCGTGTCGTTGATGACAAGGCAGTCTCCCTTCCTCAAATAAGAGAGGATATCGCGGAACGTCCGGTGTTCGATTTCTCCCGTCTTTTTATCGAGAACCAAAAGCCGGGATGACGAACGGTCCTCCAGCGGGTCCTGCGCAATCAGCTCCTGCGGCAGTTCAAAATCAAAATCTTTTACATTCATGTCTCTTCTCCTTAATCTCAAAATGCTTCCCTGCACGGTGCCACGCAGAGAAGCATCTGTTGTTATGTATGTTTTGTCATTCGTTTCCGGACGTTTAGTCTCCGTTTACCGTCACTTCATTTCCGGAAGCTTCTACTTCGTCTCCGCTCATCAGTGCCTGATAGACAGCCAGAAGGTTGGAATCCGTTTCCAGTGCGGTGCGCAGGCCGACATTGACTTCTTCCGCCATACTCTGCACGGCCTCCGACTCGTTTACTTTGGCCATGTACGCCCCTTCCTCCGGAGTGACTTCCGCCATCATATGCCAGCTTCCGTCCGCTCCCCGCTTCACAAAGCAGGAAAACAGGCTCGGTGCCATGGTATCAGACTGACGGAACTTGATCTGAAACCTGGTATAGACCACCAGGGTATTTTCCTCAGGGCCGTTCACGCTGTAGCAGGCAATATCGTTATAACTCTGATAGTATTTTACTTCTTCCTCCATACGAAGGCCTTCTTCTCTCAGTTCCTCCGGTGAAGCGCTGTCTCCGTATACCTCTGCAAGACCATTGATATCGCAGGTCCTTCTCGCCTTAAAATAAGCCTCCATCAGGCTGCGGATCTCTTCCCCTGCCTCTTCCAGATGATATGCGGTGTCCTCTGTGTCCCCTGTCTTCTCTTCTTCTGTCGCTTCCGCCGTTCCGATTTCGATCTGTGAAACAGCTTCCGTCGATTCTCCCTCTTCCCCCTGCGGCCTGTCCGCCACAACGATCACAATAATCAGGATAATCACAACAAGCGGAATCACCATAAACTTTAAATATCGGATGGTTTCTTCATCTGCAAGACGTTTTTTTAAGTTTTCTAACAAGTCCTTCATACGGGCCTTAACCTCCTGGAGATTCAATCTCCGTTTTATTCTAACAAACTATGATATAAAAATCAATAAAAATAGTCTTGCAATTCATAAGAAAATATAGTAGAATATGAAAGATGCATCTGTAGCTCAGTGGATAGAGCAGTGGCCTCCGGAGCTGCGTGCGTAGGTTCGATTCCTATCAGGTGCATTCCTGTAGAAAGCCTTATTTTAAGCGGTTTTGATTTCTTTCGCTTAAAATAAGGCTTTTTTACTGCCATGTTTTTGCTGCTGCCGCAGCAAACTTTTCTTTTGATTTTTATATTTTTGAGACAGTTATTTTTCTCAGCACAGGAAACATTCTGTCAAGCAGCTGTATGGATGACTGTTTTGTCACGGTGGAGTCATGCTCTTTAACATGTATAAAAAGAACGCCCCTCATGGAAGGACGTTCTGACTTTTTCATGATTATTCACCTTTCAAAGTATTCAATATCTCCTGTGGGATATACCTGGTTTTCTGAAAAGTCAATTCCCCAAATTGTACTTCAGAGTTGTCGACATAAGTCAACTCATCTTTCATATTTTCGGAAAAGCCCAATCCAAAATATAAACTGATTAACCGGTTAGTAGCTGTAATATACTATTTTCCAGTAAAAAATCCCGTTACCGTATCCCATATTTTTACAAACACATTTACAATTCTCTGCCACAGCCCGACATTCTGCGGAACCGGTTCGATATCAACCGCGTTTGTATTCACATCTTCTTCGCTGATCTCCTCTGTGCGCAGAATAATCTGAATGCTGGCCGGAGACGGATTCTTATCCGAGGTAAAGGAAATCATCGATTGAGACGGGTCAATTTCCAGCAGATTCGTGTCATCCTCGATCTTATCCAGTTCATCCTTTACGCTGGCTCTCAAGTCCTCGTTGGCATCCTTTAATTTGTCGCTGGTACCCTTGGTATCCGCAGCCTTTTCCAGAATATCAATCAGGCCGTCAAGTGTCTGCTTTGTACCGTTTTCCACCGCGCTCCGGTTGACTTTTGCTGTATTCTGCACACTTCTTAAAAGCGCGATCACCTGGCTCGTGCCGGAACTCATCTGATCGAGGGAGGCGGCCATGTCATCAAGCATCAGGTCAAAACCGGCTTTATCTTCATTGACGGTCCTGTTTAAATCATTGACATCGCCGATCAAGGTCTCGATCCGGCCCATGATGGAGCTGATCTCCCCAGCCGCGTCCTGGCTGCTCTCAAGGCCGTCATCCAGGCGAATTCCAGACAGTGTGCGCTCCAGATCGCTCACCATGCCCTGAAGACCGTTAACCACAGGGAGAAGCGCCTTGGCCGCTGCCGCCAGCTTCGAAAGGCTGGCCGCGTCTCCCAGGCCGTTTCCGTTAATCGCATCCAGCTGGCTGCGCAGGCGGTCCACGGCATCGGAGCCGACAACGGACTCCATGTCATCCAGAATTCCGTACGTCTCCTCCAGCAAATCGCTCAGCGTCTCCTGCTGCTCCGCCAGATCTTCCTCATCCAGTTCTGCAGGGATGCCTCCGGCTGTCTGTATGATATTCTGAAGCACTTCATTGATTTGTTCCAGCTGATCGTCTACAATCTGCAAATGATCCAGAATCTCGTCCCTGTTGGAATTATTCAAATCATCCCGCAAATCCCCCAGAGAGTCCTCCAGATCACTGAGCTTTCCTGCCAGATCAAAGAAGTCATTGCCGGAGCTTCTCAAAGTTTTCACAATGGCGTTGATTCTCGTGTTGATTTCATCCAGGGACTGCTTATTCGTATTGATATCCGGAGCCAGCTGGCTGATTTTTTCATTGACAGCTTCCAGACTGTCCAGGCTGTTATCCGCGTTGGCTATGATTTCGTCCTTCGACGCGTCTAGCCCCGCTCTCGCCTTCTGCAAATCCTCCAGCCCCGCCTGTGCCACATTCATGCCGCCGCTGATCCGGTCCAGGGTATCCAGAATTTCATTCATACCATCCAGCAGCTTATCCGTGGAATCCCCTACCGTGTCCTTTACCTCTTTGATATCGGTAATCTCGCTCATCTGGTCCAGCGTTCCGGGAATCATCATCATGATCAGGCCCATGGACTCGAAATTCGTCGTGCTGATCCCGATGTGAAAGGTCTTCTCTTCCCCTGGGACAGCGGCAAAAATCACAACCTTATACGTACCTAATGCCTGTGTCTGAGAGCCTGGCGCCTCCACAGCGTTTACATCTTCCATATTAACCATGGTCGCCACCTGAAGAAGCATGTTGTTGCGGTAGTACTCCTTTGCATTCTCATTGGGAATGCAGTGTACATCCATTTCCACCAGTCCATTGGCATGGACCAGGTCCTTTGCTTCCTTTGGAATACCATTTAGTTTATAGGACACGTCAAAATTCCATGGGAGAATCACCTCGTCGTTGTTCAGCTGGCACTCGTAGTAAAACCGTTCCTTTGAGTCCTCCGGCAGCTGCCAGGTGACTCCGTCCCCGCTGATCACCGGTTCTGCGTAATTGGACATATTCGTTACATCTGTATAATTTCCATAATCCGTAAATGTTCGAAGGCCGTTTAAGGAAACTCCCTTCACTACACTGCTGTCCACCTGATTTCCGTAATAATCCAGGTTCACATACAGCGCCTCATCCGTGGCAACCGCGGGCGGTCCCGCAAGAGCGCTGCCCGCCATGGACATGCCGAGCATCGAGCTGATCAATGCGGCGGCGGTAATTTTATATCTGATTTTTCTTCTATTTCTCATTTTCCTTCACCTCATCCTCAATATTCTTTGACGGCTGCTCCGTTTCCATTTTCTTATCCTGCTTCACCGGTCCCATCTGCTCCGCTTCCATTTTCTTCTCTGGCTGCCCCTGCATCATCTGCACCGTTTTTTGCTTCATCTGTTCCTTTAATTCCCGTTTCTTCTGCTTCATCGCCTGGCGAGTTTCCTCTATCTTAATTTTCTTAGCTTCTTCCTTCATCAGCAGCGGATCCGCTAAGGTAAGGAGCACGGGCAGCAGAAACAGTACCATCAGGACGCTGATCAATGCCCCGCGTCCGATCAGATGACCCAGACCGCCAATAGCAGCCACCGAGGAGACGAAATACAGGCCGTACCCCGCAATCGTCAGAATCGTCCCCGATGTCAGTATGGAAAGGGCACTTCGCGATACTGTATGCTTGATCGCCCGCGCCTTTTCGGGATACGTTCTTCTCGCATCCATATAATTATTCGTCATCAGAATCGAGTAATCCACCGTAGCCCCCAGCTGCAGACAGCTGACGATAATATATCCCATATACAGCATACTTTCTCCTGTAAAATACGGAACCGCCATGTTGAAGAAGACTGCCACCTCGATAGGAATCAGGACGACAATCGGGATTATCAGCGATTTAAATGATATCAGAACCACCAGTCCCACGCCGAGGATTGACAACAGGTTGACGAAATTGTAGTCCGCCGTAATAATTGATTTGATATCCTGCGTGGAAGGGATCACTCCCGTTATATAGGAGTCCTCCGGATAATAGCTCCGTACAATGGACGTGATCTCATTGGCACACTGGAAAGCAAAATCGCTCTCATCCGAGGTCTTTACATAGATCATAATTCGGCTGTAGTTGTCCGTGTGCAGCAGGCTCGTTGCGCTCTTTGGAATGATTTTTTCCGGAATTCCCTCCGGTATGGTGCCCGCCAGGGAAGTCACCGATTTCACGTAATACAGATCGTCCAGCGCATCCGTCAAATCCTTCTCTTTCACCATGCTGGTGTTCGGAACCACGGCCAGAATCAGATTGCTCTTGCCGAAGCGCCCGTTGATCTGCTGTTCATCCTCATATACCTTCGTTCCGGGGCTGGACCCGAGAGCGCTGTTTCCAAACGTAAATGAGTTCATATTCTGGGCTGTAAATGCAGGAACCACAAATAGAAGCACAACGCCCAGAACCACATACCGCACTCTGTAGACCACCTGTCCCAGACCATGGAAGGAAGGCATAAAGGACTTATGCTCCGTCCGTTTAATCCGGTCTCCCCAGCGAAGCAGGAGCGACGGCATCAGAAACAGCACGGTAATCAGACTGACCACAATTCCCTTCGCCAGAACGAAGCCCAGGTCTTTACCGATACTGAAACGCATCAGCATCAGTACGACGAACCCGATAATGGTGGTGGCGCCGCTTGCAAGAATAGAGGGCAGTGACTTATGTATTGCGTTGGTAATGGCGGTAACGGGATCATTTCCTTTGGCCCGCTCCTTCGTAAACATATCGAGCAGGAACACCGAGTAATCCATGGCAACGGCCAGCTGCAGAATCGAGGCCACGCTGAAGGTCAGAAATGATATGGTCCCCAGAATCAGATTCGTTCCCATATTGATAATAATGGCAATTCCCATGACCATCAAAAACATGACTGGCTCAAACCACGAAGTGGTCGTGAGGCATAAAATAACCGCGATCATCACCACACCGAGAGCCATGGCAATGCTGATTTCCCGCATCAGCGTCTCATTTAAAGACTTATTCTGTACTGCGGAGCCCATGAAATAGCCCTTATCTCCTGTGAGGGTCTGCATCTCATTGATGGCAGATTTCGTCAAACTGCTGGAATCGCCTTGCTCAAAAATGATATCCATCACCGCATAGCCGTCTTTATAGTAATCCTGGATATCGTCGTAGTTAATAAAGATATTGGCGTTGTACACATCTGTCGTCGTATCCGCCCACATAACCATGTCCACGCCGTCAATCTCCGCAATCCGGTCCTTATAGGCCTTGGCTTCATACAGCGTCACCGGCCCCACCATCACCCGGGCGGTTCCCGGATAGCCGAACTCCTCTTCCATCCGGTTTAAGCCTTCCTTGGCAGGCGCCCAGTCAGGCAGGTATTCGCTCAAATCGTAATTCACATGCACAAAACAGGCAGATATCACCGAAAGAATCACCGCAATGGCAAAAATTTTCTCGATCCATCTGCCTTTCTGTACAATTACATCAACCATACTAAAACGCTTTTTCTGTTTTTTCTCTCTTATTTTTCTCGTCTTCACAGCCATCACCCTTTTCAAATCTTTACGATCTTAACAATAATACCATTTTGCCTTTTTGTAATTATACAATTTATTTAAGTTGGATGGTTTTTAGACAAAAACAGAAATATGTCTAAAAATAGATAAACCGGTCGTACAAATGCTCAAAAGCCTCTTGACTCTATCACAATGTCATGGTTTAAGATCAGGATAACAAGATAAACAGAATCACGAAAAGCGAGGTGTACTATGAAACAAATCATTGAACTGAAACACCACTCCCACGACTATGAGTGCATGTGGAATGGAATTGAAGATCTCTATATAAACGAAACAGGAGAATCTCTCCCGGATGGATTTTTCTTTCTTCTCTCCGGCTTTGGCTCCTTCTGCTACCGAAAAACAGACAAATCAGACTTGAAACGCATGGTAGCCCTCGGCGACGGCCGGACAAAACACATGTATGCATTTCTGGCACCGATCGCAGGGTTTACCTACGCACACCATTCCTACAGCACCTTTGAACGGGCGCTGAAAAAGGCGAAAGAGGAAATCGACGCAGGCCATCCCGTC